CTTGGTCAATGGCGGTAAAGGAGGACAAGCGGATGTTCGTCGGAGGCGCCTGGACGCTGGCCGGGATGACCGTCACGGGCAATTGGACTATCTGCGCCCCATTGTCGATTGCCGCGTACTTACCCGGGGCGTGCTTCACGGCCGTGATGTCGTACTTCATTTCCGTGTCGCTGAAGTTCTCGGCAACCGAGAGCACACGGAAGGTCTGCGCCGCCAGGGTGTTGCTCTCGATCGCGAACACCGACTGGGCGACTGGAATGCTTGTCCACGAGGTGCCTACCCTCACGACGCGATCGGCATAGCCGGTAACGGTCTTAGTTTGGGCAACCCCAGTCGGCAGGATAACAGTCACCGAATCGCCCACGGCCACTGTCGCATCGGCATCAAGGGTGATGGTGCGAGCAGTTGCTGCTTTGATCCGGCCGCCAATGCGCCGGCCTGCACGGTCAGCATCGGCGATGCGGATTATCTGGCCGGGGCGCGCGATCGTGCCATCGAGCCCCGCCGCGAAGCTGACCGTCTCATTTTCCAGCAGGTTGGTCAGCAGCGTGTAATGACCGAGGCGCTGCGCCTGGCCTTGAGACGTACAGCCGAACGCCGACAGTTCGGTTTGCTGGACGCCATAACGCGCCAGCGCCTTCTGATCACTGATGTACTCGACCTTTTTCTCATAAAAGTTGGTCGGGTCGTTCCAGCTGACAAGCGCCACCGAAAAGCGGGTGCTGCGCGAGCTGCCGACGTAGGTGAACAGACCGTCGATGACGTTCGCGTTTGTGTAGGTGTAGACCGGATCGCTGGGCATATCCGCCGAGGCGACAACCGAGCCAGCAGCCCAATCCGCCATGCCCCGGAAAATGCTCGCCAGATCCTGGAGGACCTGAAGCGCGTCCGCACGGGTCTGCAGGTAGAGGTTGCAGGTGAAACGCGGCTCGGTGCCGCCTTTCCCGTCCGAGACCATTTGATCGCAATAGCCAGCGATCTGGTACAAGCCCCACTTGTCGACCTGCGCTGCGCTGATCAGTTGACCGAGGCCGTACCGGTCATTAAGGATCAAGTCGTAATAGACCCACGCCGGGTTGTCGGTCCAGGCCAGCTTGAAAGTGCCGTCCCAGGTGCCGCTGTAGGAACGGATCTCCGGCGTGTAGTTCGAAGGCACCCGCACGATGCGCAGCTTACAGTCGAACGCCCGCGACGGGATGCTGGAAAACTGTGCGGCGTCGACGGTCAGGCCGATCATCGCTGTGTAGGGGTAGCGCAGCTTGGCGTCGATGATCTCGGTGTAGGACGAGATATTGGTAGTGCTCTGAATGGTCGAGCTGGTGGAATCCGGAGTCAGCCGGCGGACGCGCAGGCGCCAGCCCGAAGTTGATTCAGGAAGGTCGATCCGGTGACTGCGCTCGTAGGTGCTGGTCGTCTTGCCGTTGAACGAGGTGTCGAACACGGTGACGTATGGGCCGTTATCGGTGGCCACATCGATCGCGTAGTCGACCTCGTACCCGTTGATGTTGCCCTTTTCGTCGGTGTGGGTCAGGTAAGGCACGGCCAAGCGAATGCGCACGGCCGACAGCTCGGTGTTAGAAATCGTCTGAACCCATGGCGCGCCGAACTTCAGCTCGACGCCCACGCCGGTTTCGCTTTCGACCGAGGGGAAGCCAGGGATGTAATCCTGATCAGCTTCGCCGGTACGCGTACCCACGGTGACGCCCGTGAAATTCAGGCTGCCATCGGGATTCGCCAGCGGCGTGTTGTTCAGGAAGATGGACTGGTAGCCGTTGGCAAGGCCGAGGACGGGGCCTTCGCTGATCGCGTCCAGGACTTTTGCATAGGCGATGCTGATCAGGCTGTCAGGCGTTTCAGTCGGCGATTTCTGGCTCTCACTGCTGCCTTTGGCGCCGGCGATCTCTTGAAGCGAACCCATGCAATTTTCTCCGGGCATAAAAAAACCCGCCGGAGCGGGTTTTGGTGAATTCATTTATCAGATACAGCCGCTTACACGAGGCTGCAGTTCTCTGCCAATCGCCCCGTCGCCGTAATAGTTGACCTTTGCGCCACTGCCCTTTGGGATTACATCCACGAAAAAATCTCCCTGGGTGGCCGACACGGTACTACCACCGTATTGATTCGGCTGTATCAGCACATTCATCGGTGCGCCAAACCATGTGTAATTTTGCCAACTAAACAGGACGCACCGTGATACAGCATCAGCCGTTTTGGTAGAGGATAAGCTCACCCTCGGGCCATCCGCTCGCCGCTCGTCCATAGGAACTGCACAGCCGGCCAAGAAGACGAGAGCAAATACTCCTAACAAAAATCGCATGGTGATCCCTCAATATAGTTTGGGCCAACTCTACCACCCCGCCCATAGGCCGGAGGAATATCACGCGCTTACGACGCATCCTCTGCGTAAATGCCGGCACTGATTACAGCGCTTCCGACGATCTTTCGTCCATATCCGAGAGGAACTGGGTTTCCCTGCGCCTGCGTGTTTACTGGGCCGTTGAATCCGTAGCTCGGCTTATTATCGGCAGAGTCTTGGCTACCCAGTCCCTTCGGCGTGCCGGCCACCATCTGCGCGATCCCGCCGACGGCCAGGGAAATACCAACGGCGCCGACGGCGGTCCACGCCGCACTGGCGGTACCGAACAATGTAGTTCCGCCGGCGGCGGCACCGGCCGTGAAGTAGCTCGCCACCGCAATCAATACCACGCCTATGACAGTCTGCAACCCACCGGCACGTTTGCTGCCCTGAATCATGGGTGCGATGCGAATCTCGCTTCGGCCTGGCGGGTCATTTAATCCTTCACGTCCGATATTGCGCTTGCCGTGGAAGACGGCGAAGGCCATGCCTTTGTCTTTCGATTCGGCCATGAACTGGTCGAAGCCGGGAAAAAGCACGCCAAGCGCGCGGCAGGCTTCAGCGACGCTATTCACGGCTAAGGTATGCACGCGGCCGAATCGTGCGCCAAGCGTGCCGTACAGCCGGATCGTGCGCAGCCGCTCGTTGGGCGCGTAGTTGATTGAGCTCATCAGATCATGTCCTTGTGTCGGAGAATCACACGGGTAGCTTCGGCCCAGAACGCGCCGTAAACATCGCGACGACCATCGCGACCGTAGAGGTGGTGCAGGATCGACCCGGGCGCCGGGTAATGCTCGGGCTCGGTCTTTAAGACGCCGTCGGCCAGGTAAACACCAGCGTGATTCGGCACTGGCGACCGGATCTGCATGATGATCACGTCACCTTGCTGCAACTCGTTAACGGGGGAGAACCCTGCATCAGCGTAATTTTCCATGTACAGGTTGCCGCCGTTGCTCCACCAGTCGTCCTCACGGCCGTACTGCTTCAGGGCGATGCCAAGCTCGCGTTGGTAGTAGTCGACGATCATCTGGTAGCAGTCGAGCGTCCCGTGATGGAACGGCCGGCCAATCAAGGGCGACTGGTAGCCCGTCGGCGCGAAGCTGACGAGCTCGCCGGCGACGATCACACCGTCGTCGCTCTTGCGCACCTCGATGATGTGCCAAGGCAGCCCGCTCGTTTCGCAAGCAACGCGGTCGGCCTCGCTGGGCTGCGGTGAGTAATCTGGGTGGCTGTGAACCACGGCGAGAACAGGGCCAAGATCCTCGGCCGCGGCGAAATCTTCCGGCGCAATCCTGAAATGCTCAGCGGTTGAGCTGGCGACGTTCGGGCATGGGACGTAAACCTGCACGCGACCCTCCCTGATAAGCAGCCCGCACGCCTCAGCCGGATACGAGTCGATCGCCTGTTGATGGATCTGCGCCAACGAGGTTTTTGTGATCTTCATCCGATGCGCCCTGCCGATGGGAACGAGCCAAAACGTAATTGGCCGGTCTCCCCGAATCTGAACCTGCAGCCCTTCAACGTGCCACTGCACATATCGCTGACAGCGTCCGTGGTGATGATGTCGTCGGAGGTGGCAACGGGCGGACCGTTGTATCCACAGTACGGTCCGCGGTAGCCGCCGATCGACAACCACTGGCAGCAGTTTGCAACGATCTGGCGGGCCGGAAGTTGTTTGTTGTTGAGGTTGATCGGCGAGGCCAGGGAGAACTCGACTCTGGTTTTGTCCTCGCCGAGCTTCTGCTCGATGTACCAGATGTCCGGCGAAAACTCTTCGTCCGGATCTGCTTCGGTATTGCCATTCGGAAAGTTGACCGCGTCCAGGTATCGGCCCAGCGTCCGCCGGCGGGTCAACATCGCTCCGATCAAATCCTCGAAGCCGAGGCATAGCGCGCTGATAAACCCAGTGACATTACCCACCAGCAGCGACGGATTGGGCTGCTGTGCATCGGCGGTGATTTCGAAGCCGGAGGCTTGAATCGGCCACGGGGAATACTCCTGCCCCTGCCACCAGATTGAGCCCAGCTTTTTGTAACCATGGAAGCGATAAAGCTCGGCGCCGACCAGCGTCGCGTCGAGCTCGAAAAGCTCCACGCGCTCCCCCGGCTCCAGCGTCTGGATGTCGGCATTGATGCCCATGCGTTACCTCAAGGGGAAAAGAACTGTTCGAAAGTCGCGGTCAGCGTGTACATGCCGCCGCCAAGGGGGGTCACGCCGTACGTCTCGCATATCCACATTGCCTGATCGCCCAGCGGTGGCGTCCAGTAAAACGACTGAGCGCCACCGCGCGCGACGAGGAAGTCCTTGATCGGTCTGATAGCGGCCTCAGACCCTCGAAATGTAAGCGGCCAGCTCTCGGACTGGTTGTTGATGCCATCCGCCGCGACCTGCTGGTATCCGTCACCAAACTGAGATTTTTTGGTCTTCAGCATGCCGGTGCCGGTAGGCTCGACGATCGGGCACCAAGTGAATATTTCCGGCATTATGAAAGCCTCTCAAACAAAAGGATGTTCCATGAATCTCAAGCTTTCTTCCTTCGCAGTGACCACCTATCCAAATGACCCCACACCTGTTATCCGGGCTAAATTGAGTATTGTGTTCTCAGACCCAGAATTGGCAATTGGTGGGTCTATTGACCTCGACTTCAAGCATGATGGCGCGCGCTCGCTAACATTTGAACAGGTCGAGAAAATGGCCATTGAAAAAGCGTCAGCGGCGGTCTAACACTTCGGGGCGTCGCTTGCCATACCCCGATTTACCGGCCGTTTATTGCCCGTCTGATATTGCCCTGCGATGAAAGCGATCTCGCCTCAAGCTCCCTGTATTTCTGAGCCACGAAATCGCCAATCTCGCTGCCGAACTGCTCTAGGCCTTTCGTATCAGTGGTCGCTTGGCTGTTGCCGTTTCCGTCGATGCGGATACTGACCTGTGGTGCTGCGCCTCCGGCGGAGGACCCTGACGACCCGCCCGCCGCTAGCCCGACGTAACCGCCGTCGGCATAGCCGGGTTTCCCAGACTTGTTCAGTCGCTCCAGGTACGCGCGCATTCCCGGCTGCTGGACCACTTCCTTTGGCACAACCCATTCGCCGCCGTGCACAACGCCCTTGGCCTCGTACTTGCCACCATCGCCGGTGTATCCGCCGTCCCAGTGTTGCGCAGAAAGCCAGCTTTGATATGCCGCTCCGGTGTAACCCGATTGGGTAGCTCCAGAAGATCCGCTACCCAAATAGGAGGTAGCAGCAGTGGTGGCCAGGCCGAACAGAGCGCTGGCGCCTGAGGAGACCGCTTGCCGTGCTGCAATACGGGCCAAGTCCGCCAGAACCGACTTGGTGAAATCAGCAATCGAAGCCTTGCCAGTCATAGCGAAATTCACAACGCTGTCTTCAAGACCGCTGAACACTCCAGTGAACAGACTTTTCGTTTGGCCCGCGACATCCTTGGCGCTTTGCAGATAGTCCTGGTAAGCGGACGAGGCCCCAACGGTCCAGTCGCTCTGCGCCTTGTCGACGTCGACGTAATACTGCCGCTGCATCGCCAGGCGCTGGTCAAGCGCGCTTTTCAGCGAGGCCGTCTCTTTGTCGTAGAGATCGGTGCTGAACTGATCCTTGTTGCTTTTGTTGTAGTCGGAGGTCAGCTTGTCGAGCTGCGACTGGTAGGACTGCTGGATGTTTCGCTGTTCCTGCAGCCGTTGCTTTTGCACATCGCCCAGACCGGCGCCGGCGAGATTGTTGTCCAGGCCCTGCTGCGCACTGCTGAGCTGATTCCGCAGGTTTTCGTCGAAGGCGGCCAGCTTGCGCTGCGTTTCCAGCGCCTTTTCGCGGAGTGTGTTCTCTGCCTCGAGCGCGGCGTTTCGCTTGAGCTGGGCGGTATACAGATCAGAGCTGGCCAGCAGCGATTTCTGATCAGCCGTCAGCGTCTGCTTGTTCTTGATATCGGCGAGCTGTTGCTCCCACTCGACAAGCTTTTTGGCATTGGCGCCCAAGGTCTGACTGGCCGCGTTCTGGTCGCCGATCAGTGCGCCCTGCTGCTGGAGCGCTGCATATTGCTGCCGTGCCGCGTCCAGCGCCTTGGTGCCGGCGTCCTCGCGGTATTGAGGTGTTTTGGGTTTCGCGGGGTCTTTGTACTTGTCGTTAATCGCGGCGATATCCTTCGCCTGCTGACCGGCCGAGAGCAGCAGCGAGGAGTCGCCAGTCTTCCGTGCCTGGATGATCCGGCGCTCCACCAGCAGCCGGTAATCGGCGAGCTCCCGGGCGCGCTTGTCAGCGTTGCTCTCCGTGTCCTTGCGGAGTTTGTCCAGCTTGAGCTGATCATCTAGCGCCTGCTGCTGTTGCTGCTGTGCAAAGCCTTTCGCCGCGGCCCGACGATCCTCTTCAGCCTTTTGAACAAGCTTGTCGGTTTTGTCTCGCTCGAGCGCTTCCTTGCGGAACGAGTCATCCGGAGTCAGGTTGCTCATCGGGTCGACGAGCTGGCCTTTGGCGTTGCGCTGGTTGCGTTTCGCAGCGTTCGCCGCGATTGCGTCGAGCTGCTCGTCCAGTTTCTTGATCTGCTGGTCGAGTGTGTCCTCGCGGCCGACATTGAGCGCAGCATCCCATGCCAGTTTCGCGGCAGACGTTACGCCAGCCCATGCAGACTCAAGGGTGCCGAGGTTGTTCTTGATGGACGTCGAGGTCCGGTTTAACCCGTCTTCATAGGCCGCCGTAGCGACCGCGGCTGCATCCTGCGTTTTGCCTTGCTCCTGCAGCGACCTGATGTTCTCGTAGGTCGTCGCCGTCAGAAAATTCATCGACTCGTTGAGCTTCAGAATTTCTGCGACCGGGTCCTTTGCGATGCGCTCGAAGTTTTTGACTGTCTCGTCAGCAGCGACGCCCGTGGCCGACTGGAATTTGATAGCGGCTTGCGCAATCGACTCGAAGGCGGTGACAGGGATCCGCGTCGAGCTGGCCAGCTGTGCCAGCACCTCCGCTGCCTTGCCGACCGTACCGCCCGTTTGAGCGACTTGACGCGCCATATCGGCCAGGCCGCTTGCGCTGGTACCGGCGGTGTTTCCCGTCATCGCGAGGGCCGCGCTATATGCCGTTGCCTCTTCGCTACCCTGCTTGTACGCCAGCGCCAGCACGGCGGCCGCACCGGCGGCAACCGTGAAGGGATTTATCAGCCCCAGCACGTAGCCCGACAGCGCCTTGGCTGCCGGACCGATGCCGCCGAACATATCCTTGAGTTGCCCGCCCTGCTGCAGAAATACCGTCAACGGCGCCTGACCACCTTGCAGGGAGACCGCGATATCGGTGAACTGAGCAGGCACCCCGCGCAGCGCAGCGTTGTAGGCTTTGGCCGACATCGTGCCCTTGGTCATGACCGTGTCGGTCTTCCCGATGGCGTCGCGCTGGTCGTTGAGCTTTTTCAGGTACTCATCGAAGTCGCTTTTGTCCAAGCGGCCCGCTGCACGGTGCTTGCGCAGCTGCTCTTCCATCTTGTCGAGGCGGCCATAGGCACCCACTACCGGATCAATCTGGCCGACCAAGTTATCAAGCTGCTTGGCCTGCTTCTCCGCTTCGCGGGTGGCCGACTTGAGAGAGCGCTGGGCACGATCCATGCCCTTTTCAAAGCCTCCGGTGTTGGCAACCAGATCGACCGTCAACTGGCCGAGCGAATCAACAGCCATAAATTACCCCTTCACGCGCTGCAAGAGCGCCAACAGATCCTGCGGCGTGGCAGCTTTCGGGGCGTCTTTAAAACCGCGATCCGGCATGAAATCCGAAAACTTGGCTTTACCGCCCATGACGTTGTTGAACACGGTGGCCAGCAGTGCGAAACCCTCATCGAGGCGAAGGCCCAGATTCAGCGAGCCGGTCTGAAGCCGGTACCGCATCCAGTCCATCGCCTCGACGTAGGTCATTCTTTGCTTTGCTTCCGCGATCGTGGTGCCGAGGACGATGGCGAGCTCGTGCCAGAGCTCTTCCTCGGGTTGGATTTTTTTTCGAGCGCGCCCTCCGGCACCTTGTTGACCTCACCGATCGCGGCCAGCAACACAATCGCCAGTTCCGCGCAAAGCGGGCCGTGACCCGTTTCTGGCCCGCCGACCACGTCCTCCACCGTGAATACCGGCACACCGTTCTTGTCGGTGATGCAGGAAGCGATGCGCTGGGCTGCCAGGTCACCGCCACGGTCCTGAGCATCCCAGCGCTGGGTCAGTGAGATGAACGACTCCTGGAGCACGTACACGGTCGCCTTCTGAGGGTTTCCGTTCGCGTGCCAGCTGACTTCCTTTTTCTGCGGTTCCGAGATGAAAGCGCCGGCCGCTTTGAGCGAAGCAATGGTGAGATCCATGGATATTCCTTAAGCCGCGGTCTTGGCGACCAGGACCGGTTCACCCGATACCTGAATACCAACGGTAGATTTCACAACGTCGCCCAGGCCGAACGTGAACGGGAAGCTGTTCATGTAGCCTTCGAAGGTGAGCCACGTGCGGGTGTTTGGCAGGTCGAAATCAATCTCGGTTTCCACCAAAGCGCGCGCCGTCGCACCGGTACCAGCGCCACCTGTGAGCGCCACTGTCGGTGCGCTTGTGTAACCGGCGCCTTCGTTGGTGATCGTGAAGCCAGTGACCTTTCCGTTCGCGATCTGAGCCGTTGCTGTCGCGCCAGTGCCACCGCCACCGGTGATAGCCACCGTAGGAGCAGTGGTGTAACCGGTGCCCGCCGAATTCAGCACCAGCGCTGATAGACCGCCGGGCGTGCCGATAAGAGGCTGGATACCTTCTTCGGTGTCGAAGTTGTAGCCGTCAGACCAGCCCACAACCCACTTGAGCTTCGTGCCAGCGGTCTTCAACTGATGAAGGCGCAGGTGAACCGGGTTTTTCGGGTCGATGTTCAAGCCGAACGAAGCCGAACCAGGTTCAGCAAGACCCGCCTCGTATTCACGACCTTTCGATTTGGTGCACGTCACGTCGACTTGCGCGACCGAAGTGTCGATGCCATCAAGCGTGGTGAAGCAGCCCACATCGAGGATGGTGTTATCAGCCGGGTCGATGGCGAAAAGCTCCGTGCCCTGGACATTAATGGTCAATTTGGTACTCCCAGATTTCCTGCGAAATCACATAGTGGCGGGCATAAAAAAACCCGCCGGAGCGGGTCGTTCTTTCAGGTTTTCCGGCTATGGGCTCACCAGCCAGGCAACATCGAAACCTTTTCGGTAGTTCTTGGTGACGCTGTCCACGGTGTCGACGCTGAAGCCGGTGATGTAGGCCCGCTTCCCGATGGCCTTACGCATCGCGGACACCACCGCGTCCGCCGATATCGCTGTCGCGGCATAGACATCGATCTGCAGGCCGTACCGGTCTGTTTCTGGCTGGCCGTTGATGTAGTTCAGAGGCGATCCGCTCACCACCTGCCAAACCGCGTACGGCTTGGCCACGTCCTGCGGTGCTTCGCCGTGCGGGTAGAGCCTAAGCGGGCTGTCGCCGAGCAGCGCGGTCACAGCAGGGTCGGCTTTGCACACCTGGGTAATGGGCGCGAGCATCAGTTCACCCCGAGTTTGATCAATTGATACTTGGCCGAGCCGAGGAACTCCTTGAACACAGCCTCTCGGTTGTTGGCAAGCGCCGGCCGGAGGAACGGACGCGCGCGATTCTTCTCGGTGCCGAGCTCAACCCACCACCAATAGAAGGTGTTGCCGCCGCCCTGCCCCCGGCTGCGCTTGCGCACGCCGACGGACATCACGACAGCGCCAACTTCCACACCTATGGCCTTGCGTTCCACGACCGCGAGGTTTTTCGGAATGAAGTTGGCCGTTTCCGGGTCATCGATCCGCGCTGCGCGGTCCTTTGCATCCGCAAGAACGATATCCATTGCATCCTTGGCCGCCGGCGTGACCACCTTTCGGCGCATCTCTTCGGTCAGCCCGCGGAATCTGGCAGACAACTCATCAGCGCCCTTGAGCTTGTACTCGACCCGATCACCCATTGTTCGTGCCCTCGCTCGCTGGAAACGTCAAGTACTCCCTGCCGGACACCGGATCACGCAACGCGCCGTGCAAGTTGTAAATCCTGCCGTCATGGCGAGCACGCATGGTCGCGTCGAAGCCTTCGCGGTACCGGACCACGATCCGGCAAGTAACCTCGGACTGGGTCGACTGCGCCGAAATCAACTCGCGCACGCTCAAATCGGTAACTTTTGCCCAGACCGTCACAAATTCAACCCTAGCCACCAGTTCTTCGTTCGAAACAGGGTCGTTGGTGATGACCTTCTGCTCGAAGGTCACCCGATCACGGAGATCGCCGGCGCGCATGAATATCCCTCCTGCAGTTTGCTGTCTGCCAAGCTGCGGGACGACCAGAGAAGCGGAACAACGCCCATAGGGAGCACATCGGCCGCCGTACCAACCACCACGGCCTCTCGATTCGTGTAGGCGTGTCCAATCAACAGCAGAAGCGCGGCTTTGAAGCTTGCCGGGATGTCAG